GACGCGAGTGTAAGGAGACGGGCGGGGAGAGGGAAAAGCGAATTAGGTTTCATGCTGGGGCGGTGCATGTGGCTTTGGAGAGGTGCGAAAACGGCGGGTGGAGCGCGGAGTGGTTGGAGATCGCGGGAACGCGGCCTGGCGGATCGTGGTTTCTGTTTGGGGTGCCGGCCTGGACGCGTCGGAGCGCGTTTGTTCGGTCTATTTTCTACCGACGTTCGTTCGGTATTGGTCGATAGACCGCGTGTTTGGGGCGGTTTTTGGACCGCATCAACACGGGGGAGGGTGCGCGTGCGGACCGCGTGCAGGGCGTGCGGGGGATCATCGAGTCGCCACAGGGTCGGAAGAAAGTTGGTGAACGTGCGGAGAAACGGATGGTTTTGGTTGCACGTTGGGCGGATGGTGTTAGAATGGTGTCACCCATCGGCGTGCTCTTCTGGAGCGCGGTGCGATGGCATGGGCTGGATTTACACGATGGGCGAATGGAGCGCCGCCATGGGCGTCCCGGCGGGCTTCGTGCGTGCTGCGGCGCGTGCTGCGGCGCGAGGTGCTTGCTTCGGAATCGTTCGCGTCGTGCGCCGTGTGGCCGGTCGTGCTGGTGCTGGCACTCATCTTTGCGATGGCGATGGCCTTCTGCTCGACGTCGCCCATCGTGCTGGCGTCGCGTGACGCGACGCCTCATCTGGAACAACACACATTTGAGTTTCGCGAAAGCAACGCGGCGATGGCGACGCTCGCCTTCGACGACGCGGCTTCCAAGAGCGACGAATCGCATTGGGCGTGGCTGGCCGGCGGCGTCGGGCTGCTGGGCGGTTTGGGCGTCCTGGCGGGCTGGGTGGCGTCGGTTGGACGATGGCGCGGCGCGACGGACGTGCGGATCGATCGCATCGAAAAAGACGACGCCACGCGGGATCAATCGCTCAAGGAAATGCGGGAAGCGATCGCGGACATGCTGCGCGAGGAGCGGGTCAGCCGCGAGGCGATGCTGCGCGAGGAGCGCGAGGCGCGGGTTCGGGGGGAGGAGCGGGTGGCGGAGGAGCTGGGCGGCATCCGCAAGAGCCTCGACCAGTTCATCCAGATTTCGATGCAGGGGATGGCGGGGGGGAAGAAATGACCTTTCGCCGCGCGACGTGCGTGCCTTCGTGGTGGAGGCGGGTGCTCCGCGTCGTCGGGCAGGGCGCGTGGGCGTGGATGATCGGGCTGTCGTTCGGGGGATTGTGCGGGTTCTTCGTCGGGATGTTCATCACGTGGCTGAAGCATCGGTAGAGAAACACAGATTTGAGTGAGGTGGCGTATGCGGTCGAGCGAAGGCGTGGAACGTGGCAATGTGTGGGGCGTGGTGTCGGGCCTGGTCCTCGCGGTGTTCTTGGTCGTGTTGGTCGCGGCGGGAGTGCTGTCGATGTCCGGGTGCGAATCTCCTCGCACGACGAGCCCCATCAGCAAGCGGCCGGTGACGGCCGAGGAGCTGCAGGCGGAGGTCGTCGTGTGGCAAGAGGATCGCGAGGCCAAGGCCAAGGCCGATATCGAGGACGACGCCAAGGCGATGCGTGAGGCGGTGGCGCAGTCGAAGCGGGACGCGGCCAAGGCCAAGCGGGACGCGGAGCGGAAACTCCGGGCACTCGACGCGAACGCCGTCGAAGTTCGTGAGGAGTTGCTCGACGTGCTGGCGCAGCTCGAACAGGACTTCACGCTTCGCACGGACTCGATCCAGGCGGGGGCACGCACGCGGCTGGAAAACGACGCCGCCACGGAGCGGTCGATGCAGGCCAAGGCCGACGCCGCCGTGGCGGACCTCAATAGGCAGGTCGAGCAGCGCGGGGCGATCTGGAAACTGGCCCGGGGTGGGGCGCAGATCGCCGGGACGTTCGTGCCGGGCGCGCAGCCCGCGATCTCGGCGGCGGAGGCGCTGCTGGGCACGACGGGGCTGGTGGGCCTCGTGGGGACCACGGTCTCTCGCATCCAACTCGGACGAAAGAAGCAGGAACTGGCCGCCGAGAGCGAGCGCGCGGACAAGGTCGAGATGGAGCGCGAGGAGGCGAAGCGAAAGCATGAGGCGGACTTGGTGGCGATGGAGAAGGTCGTGAGTTCGCTCGACCACTTGAAGGACGTGAAGCCCGAACTGTCGACGATCCTCAAGGCCGTGGATGCGGGCGGGCGGCTCATCCTCGACGAGTGGCAAGGGCCCGACGGCAAGGCGCTGGTGAACAAGTTGCAGCAGCACGCGACGGCGTAACTCAGAAGTGTGGAGTGAAGGTGTAAGGAAGAAGGGATCGAGGGGCGAAGGGATCATGGGATCAAGGGATCAAAGCTATGGCGACGGACTTCTGGGCGAACTTGGCGGCGTATGTGCTGGCGACTTCGGCGACGCTCCTCTCGATTACCGAGGGAGATTCGACCGTTGAACGCGCTGGGATCGGGCCCGCCGCGATCGTGGCGAAGGAGGCCGCCTTCGCCTGCGGCTATCGCGGCCTCATCGACGCGATCAACTCGGGGAACGTCGCCGGGGGACGCGGCGGGCTCTATGAGTGCGGCAAGCGGAACCCCGGATTCATCGGATACACCTTTGGGGCCAAGACGCAGTGGAACGTGGATGACATCGCCCCGCCCTGCGACCTGGGGATCAAGACCACGCTCGCCGCCGCGATCGCCGACGCGACGACGACGGCGGGAATCCAGATCGCCAGCGTGGGCTTCCGCATGGCCAAGACCGACGGCCTCTACCTCATCAAGGTCGATGACGAGCTGATCGCCTTCACCGGCTTTTCGGGCGTGGGGCCGTACACGCTCTCGGGCGTCACGCGCGGCTACCTCAACTCGTGCGCGATGCCGCACAGTAACGGGGCGAGCGCCTCGTGGTGCCTTTTGGTGGGCGGGCCCTTCTCGATGAACCTGCCCGGGGGCGTGCTCGACGCGACGGGGATCACGAGCGCCTCGAACGGGGCAACGTGGAATGCGACGGTGCCGGCGTGGTTCCCCACCTCCGGCCAGGTGAAGGTGAATAACGAGTACATCGGCTTCACGCGCGTGGGCGCGGCCTTCACCGCGACCTCGCGTGGGCAGAACACCGGCTCGGCGGGCGGCGCGGCGGCGTCGACGCACGCCGGGAACAGCCCGATGGGCTTGGTCTACTACAACTCCACGCACCTCCTCAGCCCCTTCCACACCTCGCCCCTGCCGGTCGAGGGGCCGATCCGGGCGTTTGTCTCCTATGGAAACATCAACCCGGCGGCGGGCTCCTCGGCCTTCCGCGCCGAGGTGCTGGGGAACCGTTCTCCGCTCGACGCGGGGGGCACGCTGGTGCAGGCCGTGGGGAACTGGGGCCTCGCGGGCAACGGCCTGGGCGCGGTGCGCAATGGCACCTCGGGCTCGCTCGCCAACAACACCAACCAGGTGAGCACCACCGACGCGGCGGCGGACTCGATGGACGCGGCGACGCGCAACAACACCGGGAACAAGATTTCGACGATCGCCGTTGGATTGGGCGTGACCGGACCCGCGGCGGGGCCGATCGCCGGGCGAATGCACGGGGCCTTCAACCCGCAAAAAAACCGGGGGCTGGTGCAGGCCAAGGGCTTCATGCGGGGCGGGCACTGCGCCGCCCAGATGCTGGCGATGATGCTCTCCAGCTCGTGGTTCCTCCCCACGCTCGACGCGATCCTCGACACGGCGATCTCGATTGCCTCAACGACCAACGGTGGCACGGGGAAAACCATCGTGCTCAATGGCCACGTGCAGGGCCACAACGACAGCGGGCAGGCGGGCGGCTTTGAAGCAGGTCCCGGGAGCCGCTCGGCGTACGTGGACCTCGCCCAGCCGTGGACGATCAAGGGCACGGGCCGCGTCGCCGTCACGTACAACACCACGGACACCTCCATCGTGCTCGACGACGCGAGCGCGGCCAACGCGATCGGCGGGAGCGCGTACAACGCCACCACCGGCGAATGGTTCCTCTACACCGCCAAGAGCGGGAACACGTTGACGGGCGTCTATCGCGGCTACCTCAACACGGCACCGGCGGCGTCGGTGGGGGCCGACGTGATCTACTTCGGCTACGACATCGACCACCCCGATGGCTTTGCCGCGAGCATCTACGGCATGGAGAAGCTCCACCGCGCCCGATGCGCGGCCAATGGCCTCAACACCTCGACCGACTGCTGGAGCTACTACCAGGCGGCGATGCCCACGTGGGACACCGTGACGGCCGTCTCGGGCCCCATCACCACGCTCGCCGAGCGTGAGTACAAGCTGCGGCAGTTTGCGCAGAGCGTGCGGCGGCTGGAATCGATCTTCCCGAACTTCCGCGTGCTCGACCCGCGCGACGAGGGGCTCGACGGCACGATCATGGGCAAGAGCGGATTTTGGGACGGCACCGGCGTGTACAACACGACCTCGGGGGCGCACAACGCGAGCGTGACGACGATCACGATGGTGGGCACGAGCGGCTATGGCACGGGGGTGCAGGCCTACCTCGTGAAGGAAACCGGCGAGATGCTCAAGGGCACCGTCTCGGGGTCGCAGCTCGTGAGCGTGACGCGCGGGGCCTTTGGAACGACGGCGGCCTCGATCTCGTCGGGGGCGATCATCCAGAACGTCGACACCATCCACGCCAACACGGGGGCGAACGAGGAGTTCTATCGCCTCAGCGTGATGAACTCGCTGCGCCAGTATGGGGGCTCGGGTGGATTGGTGCGGTCGCCGCGGGGGAGTTGAAAGAGAAGGCACGAAGGCAAGCAGGCACGCAGGCACGAAGGAACGAAGGCACGAAGGAACACGCACATGAACGAAGGCATGATCTACTCGAACGCTTTGGGAACCGCCGACATGACACGCGCGGCGTACCCCACCGTCCCGACGCGGTTCGTCGGATCGCCCGCCGCGCTGGTGGACTCCCTCAACACCTCCGGCGGGAGCACCGTGCCGTGCGCCGTCTTCGAGGAGTTCGGCCCGGACAACGGGACGGACTCGCCCCTGCGGGGCGTCTTCGGCATGACCATCAACGGCACCGCCGGGCAGACGATGGAGGAGGCCGATTCCTTCGTCTTCAAGAGCCACCTGGACGGGAAGGAGGCGCTGGAGATCGTGCCCGTCGCCTCGGTCGTGCACACGGCGGGCAGCAACGCCGTGCCGGCCAACGTTGGCGGACGCGGGAACGGCACCCACAAAGATGTGGCGTCGGTGCAGATTACCGACAACGGGCTGCTCTTGAAGCTCACGCTCAAGGGTTTAGAGAAGAAGGGATTCGAGCCCGACGCGGTGCTCTATTACGACGTGGCCGAGTGCCTGGGCGTGCTGCGCGTCTTCAAGGTCGGCACGACGAACCCGGCGACGGGCGGAGCGCCCATCCGGCGGCGCTGGCGCTAGCTGCGGCGGCGGGATGGTTGGTCAAGGTGGGGGGTGGAAAGGCGACGGTGTGGCGAGAGTGGACGAAAACAACAACGACCAAGGGATCGAGCGAGTGGCGGGGGCGAGCGAGCCGGGTTTGAGCGAGCCGGGTCTGAGCGAGCCAGGTCCGAGCGGGCCAGGTCCGATCGCGCCGATCGAGGGTGGACCTTCGCGCACGCTGCTTGCCGGCGACGTGGCGTGCGTGCTCGGCTGCAAGAGCAAACGCATCGTCATCCACTGGGCGGAAAAACAGGGCCTCCCGCACGACCGCGGCGAACCCGTGAGCGGGGGACGCCGCCCGTACCTCTTCGATTTCGACGAGGTCAAGGCGTGGCTCGTCTCCAGGGCGCTCCCCGTGTACCGCAACGGCGCGGGGGAGAAGACGATGCCGCTGCAAGAAGCGACGGAGGGACGAAGCGACGAAGCGACGAAGGGAGAGGGCGAGAACGCTCCCCACGCCGTGCCGGCGACGCCGGTCGTCGAAGTCGCTGGTGTCGCGAGCCTCTCCGCGGAGAATCCTCCGCCCTCGATGGCCTTGGGCGGCGAGGTTGATTGGGGGAACTTGAAGCGTGCCGCCCTTGAGCGCGTCCACCAGCTCCTCGCGCCCCCCAAGGTCAAAGAGGGCGAGGCGGCCGCCGAGTTCTCGATCGAGCAAAGGGCCAAGCTCGCCGACACGATCAAGCGAGAGATCGGCGGGCTGCTCTCGCTCGACGAGAAGGTGCGGGAGGCCGAAGAACGCGCGGGGCGGGTCATCGGCGTCGCCGAGGTGCGGGAGATCTTCCTGGAGCAGGCCTCGATGTTCGTCTCGGACTTAGAGGCCCTGATCGCCGACACGCCCGAACGCATCATCGAGGCGATGATCGCCAGCGGGATCGCCCCCGCCGACCTGGACGTCGCCCGCCGCGTGCTCACCGTCGCCTGCTCGACGTCGATCAACGCCGTGCGAACCAGGCGCGCCGAGGCGCTCGCCCAGGCCGTGGGGCAGGGCAACCCGCTCGCCCAGGCGGTGGCCGACGCTGGAGCGACCTGGAGGGCGAGCGCGTGATCGCGGCCGCCCCCGGACGCCCGGACTCCTTCTTTACGCGCCGCCGCGAGCTGTGGCGCGACATGGCGGAGATCCTGCGCCCCAAGGCGACGATGCGGCCCAGCGAATGGGCACAGAAGTATGTGATCCTGACCAAGGAGCAGAGCCCGCGGAGGCCCGGCTCCTTCCGCTGCGATTACAAGCCGTGGACGCGGGCGATCCACGACCTGGCGTACGACGACCCCACGAAGAAGGGCTTCATCATCGAGAAGCCCGCGCAGAGCGGCTTTACCCGGGCCACCCTGAACACGTTCGCCTGCTACACCGACACCGCCCCTTCGCCGATGCTCTTCCTCATTAGCGACCGCACCCAGGCGGGACACTTCGCCGCCGAGCACTGGGACCCCGTCATCAAGAAAATCCCGCACGTGCGGGCGCTCTTCGAGCGCGCCAAGCTGCAGGGACGCCGGGACCTGTTGCACGAGAAGCCCTTCATCGGCGGGCGGCTGGACTTTGCCGGTGCCGGCAGCGTGTCGAGCGTGACGGCCCGCACGTATGTTCGCGTCGCCATCGACGAGTACGAGGTCTTCATGGACAACTTCCCCGACCATCGCGCGGGGTCGGGATTCACGCTCGCCGAGGGACGCACCAAGGCCGTCGAATCCATCTCGAACATCATCGTCTGGAGCCATCCGCGGAGGGCCAACGAGGGAATCGACGACCTCTTCCAGCGCCTGAGCGACCAGCAGCATTGGGTCTTCGACTGCCCGCACTGCGCGGCGAGGGTGGTGCCGGAGCTGGGCCTCATCCACTTTGGACGCACCGAGGATGGTCCCGAAGGCCCGATGCTCGACCCGGACTCGGCCGTGCTCCGCTGTCCGCACTGCGCGTGCGTCATTACCGACGCCGAGCGGAGCGTCGCCGTGTGGGAAAGGGGAACCAGGCCCGGGGCCACGGGAAGGTTCGAGAGCGTGCTCGACCCCGAAGAGGCCCGCAAGAAACGCTTTGGCGGACGCGCGATCCACGGCCTGGTGGACCCCGCGGTGACGGTGCAGTTCCTCGCCGTCAAGCTCGCGGGGGCCAAGAGCGACGGCGATCGCATGGCCGTCTACAACATCGATGGTGGCGAACCCTTCCGCAGCAGCTCGGCGCTCATCACGACCGACATGGTGCAGAAGTGCGTCAAAACCTCGGCGACGATCACCGTGCCGGGCGGGAAGTTCGGGTGCCACTTCATGACCGTCGGCGTCGATGTGCAGTACCCGCTGCACCGGCCCACGCTCTTCTGCCGCGCGACATGCTGGAGCGCCAGCGCCATGGCGTACGTCGTCGCCTACCAGCGCTTGAGCGGACTGGACGCGCTGGCCGAGTGGTTGCGGACACTCTGGATTCCGCGCGAGAGCGAAGTGGAATCCGGGGGTGGCGTTGCGGATCATCTTTGGCCGCGGGTGTGCTCCATCGACTACGGCGGGAGCTTCTCGGGGATGATCCTGGATTTCTGCCGCCTGCCCTTGACGCACGTGCACAGCGGCGGACGCGTGAAGCTCCTGCCCGTCAAGCACCAGGCGAGCGTCAAGAGCGATTGCCCCGCGGTGATGCCGAGCGAGGAAAAGCGAACCGACCCACGGCGCAAGCACCTGGGACCCATCGACGCGTTCTATCTGCATCGGCACACGTGGCTCGATCGCGAGCTGCGACGGTGGGAGCAGGACCGGATCACCGTGCTGTGCCCGGTGCCGCCGGAGCTCTCCGCGCACATGACGGCGAACCAGATGGCCCCCGTCAAGGACCGCGAGGGGTGGGGCAACCCCAACCAGGAATGGACGCTCATCAAGAACCGGCGCGACGACTGGGCCCAGGCGGGCGCGTACGACGAGGCGGGGGCGGCGCTCGTGCTCGGGCTCGACCGGCTGTACGAGCGGGCGTATCGAACGCGAAAGGGCATGGGCATGAAAGACATGGACGAGGAAAAACCGGGCTGGTTTGAAAGGCGATGGTGAACATGAGCGACGTGCGAAAGCAGGGAATGGATGGACTGGGGATTCGCGTCCTGGGCGTGCGGGCCGTGGCCATCAGGGATGGAGCGACGGAGCGACGAAGCGACGAAGGGAAGACGATGGCCTGCCCCAACTGCGGCGGCACGAGCTGCCCCGCCGTGCTCGGATCGCACCGCGTGCGGGGCGGGCGGCGTCGTGATCGCCAGTGCTCCGCGTGCGGGCACGCCTTTACGACGTTCGAGGGCGCGAGCGATGGAAAAGAGCGATTGGCGTCGGGGTAGCGTGCAACGCGAGGCGTTGCACACCGTGCCCCGCACGCGCCTCGGAAGAAACTTCGCGCCTCGGAAGAAAGAAGCGCGTTTTTCCGGGATTCTCGGTGACAACTGGCCGTCCGCGTGGTACTTATTCCGGCGACGCGTGGCGCGTGCCACAGAGTTGAGTAGGAAGGCGGGTGGGACACTCGCCCCACGGAAAGGCAAGAGGAAAGGCGGGTGGGACACGCTCTCCGGGGGCGCCCCACACAAGGCAAGGAAGGACGCTCATGCCCACCGACCCGCAGCAACTCGCCGACGCCGCCGACGCCTCGCTGGCCACCACCGTGCAGGTGCAGGAGTACCGCGAACGCGACGGCCGCTACGTCAAGCGCCCCGACCTCTCGGCGCTGCTCGACGCCCGCGACCGCCTCCAGCAGGAGGCCGCCAGCAAGAAACGCGGGGGCATGTTCCAGCGGCTGGGCTTCGGGAGGTTGAGCTGACGGAAGAAGGGACGGAGGCACGGAGGCACGTAGGCACGTAGGCACGTAGGCACGAAGGGACGAAGGCTTGCAGAGTGGATCGAACATCTTCGCCGGATTCTTGGCGTCGCTCTCGACGCTCTGGGGATCGCTCCGCGGCGGCGGGGAATCCCCCCGCCGCGTGCTGGGGTACGACGCGGGCCGCGTCACGCGCGGGGACATCGACTTCCGCCCGCGTCACGCCGGACCCAACGTCCTGGCCGACGAGACGCTCGACCTGGTCAAGCGCCGCGTGCGGCACCTCTGCGACAACAACCCGCTCCTGATCGGCGTGCGCAACACCATCCGCAACAACGTCGTCGGCACCGGGATCGGCGTCCAGGCGAACACGGAGTGGACCGAACTCAACACCGCCATCAACGCGAAGTGGAAGGAACGCTGCAAGGCCGTCAACCTCGCCCGCGATGAATCGATGGCGATGACGCAGATGCGCTTCTTTGACGACCTCTTCTCGGCGGGCGAGATCGGCCGGCACCTTCCCATCGCGCCCGCCCACGCGGGCCACGCCGAGGGACCCGTCATCGACCTCGTCGATTGCGACCGCCTGCCCCTCTCCGGGTACGGCCCCTGGGCGATGAAGGACTCCCGCGCGGAGAACGGCAACGTCGTGCGGCAGAGCGTGGAGTTTGACGCCCTGGGCCGCCGCGCCGGGTACCACGTGCTCGTCGAGAGCCCCGTGGACGGCGGCTTCGGCAAGGGCTCGATGGAGACGCGCCGCCTCTCGGCGATGGATTTCAAGCTCTGCTTCATGCCCCGGCGGCTCAACCAGATCCGCGGCGTGCCGTGGGCCGTCGGCTCGGTCGCGTCGACGCGGATGGAAGACGCCTTCCACGAGGCGTACTTCCTTATGGCCCGCGCCGCCGCGTGCGTGGGCGGGGTCATCATCGAGGGCGTCGATGACGAGGAGCTGCTCGGGAACGAGGAAGAGCGCGAGGGGCCGCTCGTGGACGCCAAGGGGAACTCGATCAAGCGGATCGAGCCCGGCATCATCGGCTACGTGCCCAAGGGCGCGGAAGTGAAGACGATCGGGGCGCAGGCGCTCAGCCCCGCGATCGAGCAGGTGGAGCGGATTTTGCAGCGCCGCATTGCGGCAAGCATGAACATCTCGTACGCGGCGGTCGCGCGGGACTTTTCCCAGGCGACCTTCGCGGCGACCCGCGCGGAACAGCTCGAAGACCGCAAGCAGTATCGCCCCATCCAGTGCTTCATCTTCGACGAGCTGTGCGCCCCGTACTACGAGCGATGGCTCCGCTGGGAGATCGCCGTGGGCGGTATCACGCTCACCGCACAGCAGCAGAAGGCGTACGCCGAGGAGCCGTGCAAGGTCTTGGGCTGCGCCGCCATCTACCCCGGCTGGGACTGGGTGAACCCGCAGCAGCAGGCCGCCGCCGCGGAGACCGAACTCAAGATCGGGATCGTCTCGCCCCAGACGCTGATGGAAGAGAAGGGCCGCGATTGGAAGGTCGAGACGACGCGACGCCTGGAGCACGAGAAGTTTGTCATGGAAGAACGCGAGCGGCTGGGCTTGCCCGAGCCGGTGGCCGCGCCCGCGATGGGCAACGGCGCGAAGACCCCGCCGAGCGATCCCGAAGACCCCGCGGACGACAAGCCCGTGCAGGACAAGCCGGATGAGCAGGCACGGAGGGCGGCGTAATGGACATGAAGGCGATCAGCCCGCTCCTCTCGCTCGCGGCGAACACCGCGTGGGCGATGGACCATACCGTGCTCCTCGCGATGATCGACGTCTTCAAGATGCGGGCGATGGGCGATTCGCTGGTGTCGGTCGCTCCGCGACCGAGTGTTCAGGTCCAGAGGCATGCCCCTCGTGCGCAGGCCGCCAAGAGCGAGCTGGCGGCCCGCGGCTGGGAACGCAGGGGCGCGATCGCGGTGATCCCCGTGACGGGCGTTATCAGCAAACGGGCGAACCTTGTCATGGACGTCTGCCCGGGATCGGGAACGAGCACCAACCGGCTCCGCACGGCCTTTGACGACGCGAAGAAGACGCCCGGAATCAAGGGCGCGCTCTGGGTGCACGACTCGCCGGGGGGGAGCGTCGCGGGCGTCGAGACGATCGCGAGCGACATCTACCAGGCCCGCAAGGCGGGATTCCCCTCGTGGGGCTTTGCCGACGACCTCTCCGCCAGCGCGTCGTACTGGATCGGGGCCCAAGGAGAAAAGTTCTACGGCTCCGAGCTGACGGCGGTGGGCTCCATCGGGGTGTACACGCCCGTGTACGACACGAGCAAGTGGTATGAAAAACAAGGCGTGACGGTGCACATCGTGAAGGCCGGCGCGAGAAAGGCCGCGGGGGCGGATGGGCCGCCGATCTCGGCGGAGGACCTGGCGAGCATCCAGCGGGAGATCGACGGGTACTACGAGGCCTTCAAGGCCGCGGTCGTGCGGGGAAGGCCGCAACTGAAAAAGAGCATCAACGAGCTGGCCGACGGCACGGTGAAGGTGGGGAGGGCGGCGGTGGAGTCGGGGCTGCTCGATGGCCTCGCGAAGATCGAGGCCGTGATCGAGGCGATGAATCGGAAGTATGGGTAAGGAACACGGGCGGGACGCCCGTGCCACACGAAGTAGGCAGAGCGAAGTGGAGAATGGAGTCTCAGATGGCGACCGAGTTGGATGGCGTGTTGGATGTTGAGGCGGAAGGTGGAGCGGAGGGAGTCGCGGGCAAGATCGCCAACGGGCAGATCAAGGCGATCGTCGGCGAGGCCGTGAAGGCCGCGGCGGCGGACCTCTCGAAGGTGGCCGCCGAGGCCGCGAAGACGGCGACGACCGAGGCGCTCAGGGCCTTCGTCGATGGGAACAAGAAGGCGGAGGAGGAGCGGCGGGCACAGGTGAAGCTCGTGACCGGCATGGCCGACCACCTCCCCGAGATGAAGGCCCTGGAGGCCCGGGCGCTGGCCGATTCGACGATGACGATCGACGTGCTCCGCGCGGAAGCGAAGAAGCTCGTCACCGACGCGATGCAGCCCACGGGCGGATTCTCCATCGCCATCGGCGAGGAGGCCCAGGCCAAGCAGCGGGACGCCTTCAGCCTGGTGCTGCTCGCCAAGAGCGCGCCGCAGATGGTGGCGCAGCTCGAAGGCGAGGGCCGCACGCCCGAGGACCAACGCGCCCGGACCCGCATGGCCAAGGCCGCCGGATTCGACACCCCCGAGCTCTTCGTCAAGGCCCTGCGTGAGGCCCGCGCGGAGGGACGCGGCGACATGGGCGTGCAGGACGTGGTCATGGCGACCGCCACGCGCGACGCCCTGGCAAAGCTGGGACGCCGCCGCATGGCCTACTCCCTCGACGAGGTCGTGGCCACGGCCTTCGGCCACGGGAGCAGCGACTTCCCGGCGATCACCGAGAACGTGCTCACCAAGACGCTCCTTATGCACCTGGCACGACCCGAGGCGACCTGGGACCGCTGGTGCGCCATCGGCGACAGCAAGGACTTCAAGCCGCAGACCCTCATCACGATGAGCCAGGCGCCCAAGCTGCTGGAACTGCCCGAGGGCGGCAAGCCCAAGGAAGCCAAGTTCAAGGACCGCAAGGAATCGATCAAGGTGCGCACGCTCGCCCGCGAGCTCAGCCTCACGCGCGAGATCATCATCAACGACGACCTGGGCCACCTGACGCAGATGGTCGGGATGTTCGGCGAGTCGATGACCCTGGGCATCGAGGAAGAGGCCGTCGCGTGGCTCGCCGCGGCGACGGGCACCACCCTGCAGACGATGCAGGACGGGCAGCCCTTCTTCTCGGCGGTGACGGGCAACCGCAAGTTCAACAACATCGGGAGCGCCGCGGCCCTCTCGATGGCGGCGCTCGAGACGGCGTACCTCGCCTTCGGCCAGCTCAAGGACTTCGGGACCGAGGCCGCGAAAACGGTCGTTCAGCCGCGAATCCTGCTCGTGCCGTGGGCCTTGAAGCTCCGCGCCATGAAGCTCATGCAGGCCGAGTTTGACCCCGACCAGACCGTCGCCAACCGCGTGGACAACGTGATGCGAGGGGCTTTCGAGGTGATCGCCAGCCCCTTCATGGACGACCTCATCTCGACGACCGCGTGGTACCTCCTGGCGGACCCCAACCGCCGCCGGGCGCTGCAGGTGAACTTCCTGAACGGCAAGCGCGTGCCCTTCATCAACCCCATCTCCGATGGCTCGATGCTCGGGAAGCGCTGGGAGATCGTCGCCGACTGGGGCTTTGCGTACGTCGAGCCGGAAGCGGCGCGGCGCAACGCGGGCGCGTGATTGAGTCAGCCCCTCCGGGGCTGAGGGCTTGAAACAACGCGGGGCGGGTGGGACATCCGCCCCGCAATACACCAAGGCATTCATCCCCGGCGCGGGAATGCGCCGGGAGGAAGGACACAGAAGTATGGCAGACTCGGAACTCATCAACGCATTTCCCGATTCGCTCGTCATCGATTTCACCAACTCGACCGGGGCGACGATCACCGCCTGGAGCCTCACCCGCTTCGGCACCATGTTCGGCATCAACCTTGCCGACATTCCCAACGGCAAGATCGGCTCCATGCACCTGGGCGGCCAGTTCAAGGTGACCAAGGCCAGCGGCTCGGGCGTGACGTTCGCGCTCGGACAGGCCGTGTACTGGGACACGGCGAACAAGACGGCCCTCTCCACGCCCAACGGCAACTACCTGGGCCTGGCGGCCGTCGCGGCGGTCAACCCCGACACCGTCGTCGCCGTCAACATCAACGTGCCCCAGCCCGTGTCGATGGTCGTCGCGACCGGCAACGCTTCGGGCGGCGGCCTGCTCGTGGACACCGGCCTGGGCGCGACGCCCACGGGCATGGTGATCGTGCAAAGCCGCGATACCACGGGCGCACCACGCACCATGAGCTCCCTCACGTGGGGTTCGGGCGGCAACCTGGGCAAGGTGACGATCGTCACTTCCGCGGGCGCCAGCTCCGACACGCACCACATCATCGCGGTGAAGTAAGCAAGCCACTTTCGCCGGGGTCCTCTCGCGTGAGCGGGAGGGTCCCTTTCTGAAGAAGGCACGAAGGGATGGAGGCACGCAGGCACGCAGGGCCTGCCTCATGAACCGCGTGCGCAACCGATCGCTTCGTGCCTCCGTGCCTCCGTGCCTATGTGCCTATGTCCCAGCTCGACGCCATCGCCGCCTCCGACCTCGCCGCCACGCTCACCCTGACGGGCGTGGCGATGACGCACGTGCGCGGTGGGACGTCGACCGCCCTCGTCGGCACCGTGTCGCAGCGATCGCTCGACGCCCAAGGCGTCGGCCTCGCCGGTGGGATGAAACGCTCCATCACCGGCGCGATCGACGACCGCTGGATCATCGAGGCCCCCGCGGACGTGGCCGGGCAGAGCGCGGCGGAGAGGCTCGCGACCGTGGAGAACGGGGATCGCTTCGTCGTGCCCGGGGCGAGCGTCAACGACCCCGGCAACTCAACCGTCACGTTGATGGTGCGCGGCGTCCCTGAGCTCGTCGGCGGGCGATGGGTCGTGGAGGTGGGAAGGTAGGAAGGGCGGGTGGGACACCCGCCCCACAAGAAACAAGGAATCATGAGCACCAACGCGTTCATCTCGATCGAGGCCAAGGTGGCGAACGCCATCGCCGCGATCGGCCTGATGCCGTCGGCCCTGGTGGGGGCGATGCAGGGATGGAGCGCCGACACCGTCAACCACCACAAGCGCAAGGTGCTGCAGCATGTGGCCCAGAACTTCGACGCCAAGGACCGTGCCCGCCGCATGATCGCCAGCCGACTCTTCGGCTACGGGAGCAAGAAGGGCGTCGATACCCTCGAAGAGATCGAGGGGCAGAGCTTCCTCGCCGCGCGGCCCGAGGTGCAGCAGCTGACCGCCGAGGCGCTCGACGCCTTCGAGAAGGGAGCCTCGATCAACGCTTCCCAGGTGATGGCGATCCCGATCCTCGCGGGATTGCCCTTCTCGGGCGTCTTCCGCAACGTGCCCATCTGGCGCAAGAAACTTGCCAAAGGCGAGACGGGCATCTCGCTCGCCAACGCGCTCAAGGACTTCGACTTCGTGAAGGGCAAGGACGGGAAGACGTACATCGTGGACGCGCGGGAGCGCACGCTGGCCCGGTTCAAGAAGCGCGAGGCGGGGGGCGAGGACACGAGCCGCTTCAAGCACGACGGCCGGATCATCGTGGGCATCCTCGTCCGCGCCCGCCAGCAGCGGCGACGCCTGGGCTTCATGGAGTCGTGGGAGGCCGTCTGGCCCAAGCAGGAGGCCAAGCTCGACGCCGTGCTCGACCTGGCGCTCACCGAGGCGGGACAAGCCAAGCTCGCCAATCAGAACGAATCACGCCGGGCCGCCAACGAGGAGGGACGCGAGGCGTTCGGGCAGTTCCTCTCGGCCAACCCGGGCAAGTTTGCCGCGGCCCGGGCCGTCGCCGAAAAGGCGCGCAAGGCCGTGCGGGCACGCTACCACGAGGGGAGGGATCGCTAAATGTCGCTCCCCGGGAATCAGACGGTGCGCGAGCAGATTTTGGTGAAGCTGCGCGATCGCCTGCTCGGGCTGAACGCCTGGGTGGGCGGCGTCGCGGCCGTCACCGAGAAGGTCGAGCTCGACGCCGCCTTCGCCGCGGGCAAGGCCTTCGTCATCTATGGTGCCGACTCGGACATCAACCTCGAAAACGAGGGAATCGACCGGAAATGGAACGTCGAGGCCTTCCACTTCGACGTTCGGCTGTGCGTGCTCGTGCCCGAAGCGATGATGCTCACGCCGCAGGACCCCGACTCGGCGCAGCGGACGGGCGCTCGGATCCATGGGCAGCTCGTTCAGGCGATGCTGACGCCCGGCGCTCTGGGCCTGGCGTATCGCGTGGACACGCTCGGCGGGGGTGGGATCGGCTTCGTGGATGAGGGAGACCGCGTCCTCGCGATCGAGAGCGGGTTTGCGGTGCACTACCGCACCTTGCGTGGACAGCCGGAGGTGGTCGTATGAGTTGCCTTGGGCACCAAAGGTGCGACAGGTCATGTTCCAGTTTCTCCGGAGGTGAGGCATGACCTGTGTCGTCGGCGGACCAACCCCGGGGGGCGGCGGGCCGCCCTGCCAGACCATCACCGATGGCTTGGTCGAGGCCTGGAAGATCGACGAGGGCGCTGGCCTCTCGGCGGCGGGCGAGATGGGCGTCGCAAACCTCGCGCTCGAATCGTTCGACACCACCGACGCGTGGTGGAACGTGCCGGGCTCCACCGACTCGGGGCGGAAGTTCTTTGGCGGCAAGGGCGTGGCGACGCTCCCCCCGGGGCTGGGCCTCCTGGCCAACGTCGGCGACGGCATCACCGTCGCCGTGCGCCGTTGGATGACGGGCGGGAACCACGTGGCCACGCCCTTCGGGCTGGCCGACATCGGATTTGGCGGCGTGGAGTATGACTACCTCAACCTTCGCGCTGGTGGCGGGGGATCGGGGTATCCCGCGCCGCGGATCTATGCCCGGCCCACGATCGATTATTCGGGGGGCGGCGCCGGGCCCTGGCCCGTCGTGCCAGGCCCGCTCTACCGCTCGGCGACGGCGCCCGAGGTGCTGGACGGATCGCGGGCGCTGGGGTGCCCCTCCGAGTTCCCCTCGCTCACCGAGCCCACGCCCTACCTCAGCGTCGTCACGCTGGTCGTGATCGCGCCCGGGCAGGTGACGGCGAGCGTCTTTGGCCGCGATGGGGCGGGGAGCTTCCTGGGAGTCTGCCACCAGACGGGCGCCAACGGCGACACCGACAGCGACCACTTTTCGTTCCCCGGGGAGGCTCACATTCGGATGAATGTGGCGGAGGCCGACGAGGACGCCGCCGTGCTCCTGCAGGGGGGCGCGGGGCTGGGAACGCCCAGCGGCTACGGCGATCTGCGAGAACTCACCCTCGGCGGCGGGAACACGATCCCGCTCGACACCATCCACCAGGCGGCGCTCTGGGGCCGGGCGCTCTCGTCGGCGGAGGTGATGTGGCTTTTGGGCACGGCGAGCGACGGCGGCAACCTCGACAAGCTCTTCGCCTCCCTCGACACCCCCGGGAGCCAGTGCGGCGGGGCGACGTGCGGCGAGACGGCGGGAATCTCGGGGAACAACCCCCTGATTCTGGCGAACGGAAACTCGGCGATTCGGCCCGACTTTGTGAATCCACGGCAGGACCCCGTGGGTATCACGGCGTCCCAAGGAAGCAACTTGCGGGAAACCGCGAGGACGCATGAGACGACGCCCCGGGTGTACGAGCTCGTGTGGGGCGAGGACGACGGCAAGGACGCGGCGCTGGTGCTGGCCGCCCTGCGCAAGACTCGCGGGGGCGCTCGCCCCACGCGCTGGCGGCACCCCATCGACGACCCCGCGCCGCCGGAGAACGACCCCATCTGCACCTGCCCACGGTGGAGGATCGTCGGGGCCGAAGGGGCCGGGCTCACGCGCGGGCCCGGGGGCACGAGCGGGGCGATGCGGCTGACGTTGGAAGAGATTGTGTAGGGGAAGGGACGGAGCGAGCGAGCGACGGAGCGACGAAGGGAATCGGAAAAACTCGGGCCCGGACGGGCCCGACAGGGACAAGAACAAACTCGGGCCCGGATGGGTCCGACAGGAGCGAATCACATGAACACGTACGAGGGACAACTGGGCCTCAAGATCGAGGCGACCGAGGGGACCGAGGAGTCGCTGACGGCGACGGAGTTCCGCGGGAACCGCAAGAACATGAACCTCCGCCACTCGCCCAACGGCTACGACCGGGGCCTGCAGCGGGGGACGCAGACCAAGCAGGAGCAACTCAAGTCGATGGCCCTGCTGACCCTCAACTGGGAGGAGGAGTTTGTCGGCGGGGCGAACAACGCGGAAGCCCCCATCGGCGCGACGCTCAAGACGTGCGGATTTGGCGCGACCGCGATCCAGAAATGGACGGTGACGAGCCAGACCGGCGTCATCAAGGCCGGGGACCTCATCGGCAACAACGCGACCGAGGCGAGCGCCACCAAGAAGGCGCTCGTCACGTACGCGAGCGGCACCACGTTGTGGCTCTTCCCCATCCTGGGCACGCTCGCCGCGTCCGACGCCATGACCAACTACGACCGCACCGGCGCCGCCACGCTCTCGGGCACTTCGGCGGCGGGCGGTTTCGGCTATAAGCTCGTGAGCGAAAAGTCGGGCGTGGGCTCCCCTTCGGGGACGGGCGAACTCCGCCTGGGCGGGCAGCGGCACACGGCGGTGGGCGCGCGCGGCACGTGCTCCATCAACATGACGCAGGGGCAGCCGATCCTCGTCACCGCCGAGATCAAGGGGCCGGGCGTGTACCAGACGGGCACCTTCACGCCGCGCGAGGCCGCGTATGTCTCGGGCGTCTTGCCCTTCACCGCGCCGCCCAAGGTGCTGCAGGGCGTCGTCTTCGAGATGCAGAACGGGGCGAGCACCTACGCGCCGCCGGTGCTCACCGAGTTCAACATCTCGATCGCGCCGACGGTGACGCCGCGGAAGACCTTCACCAACCAGGCGATCACGAACACCGGCCACCTCCCGACACGCTTGACCGGCGAACGCGAGGTGTCGGGGAGCCTCAACCCCGAGCACGTGCTGCCCACGGGCACCTTCGACTTCATCGGGGCGGTCATGGCCGGCACGACGTTCAAGGTGACATGCGTCGTCGGGGCACCCACCGAAACCAACGGGGCCGTGACCATCCTGGGCCGACGCGTGCAGCTCTCGGGCGACTTTGAGCCCGGCGACCAGGACGGGATCACGACCGCGCCCCTCAACCTGGGCTTCTACGGCACGGACGATGACGAGCTTTACGTGTTCCACACGTTTGCCTGAGTCGGCCCCTCCGGGGCCGAGTTTGGCGCGAGAGACGACACCACGGCAAGGCGGGTGGAACACCCGCCCCACATCAAGTCAACGAAAGAGATGCAGGAAGGAACACAGAAATGAGTGTCAACATTCCAGTCGGGAACGAGCCGGTCCGCGTGGACCTGGGCGATGGGCGGACGGTGTGGGTGAAGGCGGCGTCGCGGAACGTGCGGCAGTGGGCGCTCAACGCCGCGGCCGTCAACCCGGCCAACGTCGGATCGCTCAAGGCGTACATGGGCCTCCTGGTCCGGTGGGGCGTGCAGCGCGTCGATGGGATCACCCCCAAGGACGATGACGGCCGCGTCGTGAAGTTCACGCAGGCGAACACGATCAAGGGGAAGGTCGCCTGCGAGGCGCTCAGCAATGTTCTCTCCGATGAGGATGAGGCCAAGATCCTCGCCGTCGTCGCACCCGACGAGTATGGCGAAACGGCCGGCGCTAGCGACGCCGCCGGCGGCGACCTCACGGGAGAGCAGCGGGGAAACTCCTCCTCGCCGCAGGCTGGCTCCACCGCGTAAGGGAAGAAGACGGCCGGGCGATGGACCCCACGGCGCCATCGCCCGCGTCGGACAAGAGTCGTTTCCAGACGTGCGGTGCGTGCGGCGGGCACCGCGAGGTGGATGGGCAGACGTGCGACACCTGCAACGGGCTGGGGGCGATCGAGAAGCCCCGGGCCCGTGATGAGGTGGACCCCGCGAAGAACGGCACGGGCGAAATGCCGCAGTGGTTCACGGCGTGTGCGGAGTTCATGGAGGCGGCGGGGCTCATCGAGAAGTGGGGCCTGGACGGCGCGAAGGTGGTGATGGGATGGCAGCGCGGAGACGAGTGGCACCCGGCGTTCCTGGAAGGGCTTGTCGAGTTCCACGGCGAGCTGGACCGCCTGGATCGTGAGGCAAGGTTGATGGAGGCGGACGAGCAGCGAAAGAAGAAGAGGTAGGGCGTGTAGAAGGCGGGTGGGACACCCGCCCCACGAGAGTGTGTAGGCGCGGGCAGGAAGGAAGCCATGGCGACGACCAACAAGACGATGACGATCACGATCAAGATGGTCGATCAGCTGACGCGCGTGACGGCGTCGGTGATCGGAAGCATCAAGAAACTGACGTCCTTCGCCACGTCGGCGACGCTGGCGATCGCGAAGATCCCCATCGGGCTCATGCGCGCGGCCACCAGCATCAACGCCTACATCGGGGCTCAAATCGCGGGCGCACCGCTGCGGAGCCTGATGGAAACCGTCGATCGCCTCGACGAGATCGCGGAGAAGAGCCGCCAGTTCGGGATCTCGGTCGAGGCGTACAGCGTGTACGAGTACGCCGCGAAACGCGCCAACGTGGCGGCGGAGGACCTGGCCGCCGGGATCAAGATGGGCGAGAAGAACCTGGGCGACTTCGCGCTGACGGGCAAGGGCCCGGCGGCGGACGCGCTCGCGCGGCTCAGCATCAAGGCCACCGACTTTGCGGGCAGAGTCCGCTCGATCGAGGAGCTGCTGCCCGAGATCGGGAAGGCCGTGGCCGGGCTCGGTCAGGCCGAAAAACAATCCGTCCTCGCCGACATCTTCGGCAAGGGCTTTGAGCCCATCGAGCGCCTGCTCGCGTCGGGCGATCTCACCAAGCTGCGGAAGGAGCTGGAGGACCTGGGCGGCGTCGTGACGCAGCGGCAGGTGCAGGCGGCGGGCCGCATCGACGACGCCCTGGATCGGGTCAAGGCTTCGTGGATGGGCGTCAAGGCCGAGGCGGTGGCGGCGCTGGCGGACACGATCGAGCCGCTGCTGAACCGCTCGGCGGCTTTGATCGCGAAGATCGCGCCGACGGTGCGATCGATCTCGTTTTCGGCGGGGCTTGCGGCGGGCAATGGGCCCGGGAGCGACCAGGCGGGGGCGGCGCTGCAGCGCTACCGCGATGCCGCCGCAAACTTCCTGCTGGAGGGTGCGAAGCAGGCGGGTGTCGCCTTTGGGCTGAGCGCCGCGGAGATCTTGCGAGCCGCTATTCCGACGTTTGGGGCCCCTCTGGGCGACATGCTCCAGGATGGACTCGCGAAAGCTGGGGTGATTGATTCGTACAGCCTGAGCGGCCAGGCACGCAACTTGCGCACGGTCCTGGAGCAGCGTCGGAAGCAGGCCGGACTCAACTTCCTGCCCGGATTCCAGTCGCAACTCGACGCGACCAACAAGGCTATCTCGGATCGTTCCTTCCAGTTTGGCTCGGCGGTATCGGGTGATCCGGAGATGGATCGTCTAATGAAGAGGCGCAAGACGCTGCAGGAGGAAGTCGATCGCATCCAGGGCAAGGCGAGTGAGCTCAACATCTCGAAGTGGGAAGCGAACCTCTCGGAGATTCAGACGAAGGTCATGGCGCAGACGCGCGAGCGCGACGCCGAGTTCAAGCAGACGCTCGCCGACATCGGCCCGCGGCTCAAGCAGATCTGGGGCGAGGCGAAGGACAACATCGCGGGCGCACGATCGGAGATGGACGCCGCCTCGGCCCAACTGCAGGGCGTGTACGCCCAGTTCGCGCCCGACCCGACGCTCGCCGCCAAGGGCGCCGAAGGCGGGCGCAAGTTCGCCTCCGCCACCGCCACCGGCCTGGGCACGATCGTCCCCATGCTCGCCGCGATCGCGATGCAGGTCAAAGAAAAGATGTCGGCGATCGCCAAGAGCGAGGTCCTGCCGGACCTTCGCGCCCGCACGCTCGACGCCCAAGGCTTCACCGGCCAGGCCGCGGCCCTGCGACTCCAGATGACGCAGGAGAAGGAGCGGCTGGACCTGACACAGAAGTATGGCGAGGTGATCGGCGGCGAGCTGCTGCCTCGATTGAGGGAAGTTCAGGTGCTCGAGGAACGCCGGGCGACCTTCGACAGCAAGCAAGCGGAGATCCTCGCCCGCCTCGCCGACGCCGAACGCGCGTACAAGGACGGCGTCTCGCTGCGGGCCGCGCAGGTGCAGGCCGCCACGCTCACGCAGGCCCGGGCCAACGAGCTCAATGAGGACGCGCGGGACCGGATTACGGGCGCGACACGCACGACGCTGGAGAACTTGAAGCAGCTGCAGGCCGCCTTCCCCGAGTTTGCGAACATCGCCACCGGCGCCGTGTACGACGTGGAGAACTCGATCGAGCAACTGCGGCTGCAGGTCGATGGCCTCGCCGCCGGCAACTGGAAGCAGGGCCTGCTCGATGGTCTGGAAGAGGTCCAGCGCAAGGCGCGGGACCTCTACGGATTCGCGCGTGGGTTTGTCGGCTCGCTCACCGATCAGATTTCCGGCGGGCTCGCGCCCGCGATCGTCGATGTCGCCAGCCGCGCGCGATCGGCCAAGGAAGCCTTCAAGGACTTCCTCTCTTCGACGTTGCGGATGGTTTCGCAGCTCATCATCCAGTTCCTGATCTTGCGGGCGATCAGTTCGATCGCGGGGGCCTTCTCGGCAAGCGCGCCCGTGGCGACGACGGGGCCGGGGGCGGGGACGCAGATCCCGGACCTGGCGGGGCCGAGCATCGGCACGCTCGCCGCGCGCGGCGGCGTGCTCGGGCGGATTGGATTCCGTGGAAACATGCCCCGCATGGCGATGGCGGCGTCGATCGTGGGCCTGATGGGCGGGGGCGTGGCCGGCTACGTCGCCAATGGTGCCAACCGGAACGCGGACACCGTGCTGGCGGCGCTCGCCCACGGCGAGAGCGTCAACACCCGCGCGGCGACGCGACGGAACCTCCGCGCGATCGAGCACATGAATGCGGGTGGCACGGTGGGCGGCGGGGGAGGAGGGATCAACGTCACCAACCACATCACGATCAACGGTGGATCGGGGAGCGATACGGCCGCTCTTGCGAAAGAAGTGGAAGCGGCGGCGACGCGTGGGGTGCTCAAGGCCGTCCGGCGTGATCCGTCGTTCCGGAGCGAGTGGAAGTCGGCGATGGGATAAGCATGGAAAACACCTTTACGTACACACACACGATCGAATGCGTCATAGACGGTGTGCCAATCACCATCGTGACGAACAACACGTTCGACGACTCCCTTGATCGAAAGAAGGCAAGGGAGTTGTCGGAGGCGGTGCGGGATGGGTTCATCGAGCGGCTGCGAAGCGATCCGACGTTTGTGGCGCACGTTCGGTCGGTGATGAACGGATAGGAGCTTTATGCAAATCACACAACCACTCAGAATTGAGAGCGGTCCCAACGCTGGGCATTGGCACATGACGTCGAGCTCGGGGAGCACGCCACCCCACCCGGTCGGCTACTGCGCGAATGGGTGCCCGGGGCACGATACCGCCGAGGAGGCGGTGCGACACTACCACGAGTGGCGTGCGGACGAGGCTGAGATTCGCTCGTTAGAAAAGGAACCTTGCGACGTGTGTGACCAGGCTCGCACGCACGTGGCCTTGTTCTCAGGCATCCGTTCACCCGTCTATTTGTGCGCGACCCACGCGAATCGAGATGGAGTGTTGAAGGCGTTGTCCGGTTCGAAGCAAAGCAACAACTCGCGAAGCGATGAGTGATCCAGCCGTCAAACTCGGTCCTTGGTCCGGCGGAGCTGATAGCTCTTCGCCGGGGCCCGTGGAGGGCGTGGATGGATTCCGCGCGCTGGTGCCCGTCGTCGAGCCCGGCAGCGTGGGCGCTCCGCCCGTTGCGCCCGACCTGGTGCGGGAGGTGCGGGCCCCCTTCGACGTGCGGATGGTGCGGGCCTGCTCGGGGCAGCCCGTGACCTGCCCCAACAACGGCGAACCGCGGGCAAGGTTTACGGTCGGCTGGAAGACGGTGACGAGAGTCGAGCGCTATGCCCTCATCCTCTGGGCCCGCGATGTCGTGCAGGGGACGCGCTTCGGGTGGGACCTCGAAGTCGATGGCATCGGCGGCAGCACGACCAGGACCGTGCGGTTCCTCGAAGACCCCACGATCTCGTGGAAGGGCACCGCGGCCTTTGAGCTGGAGGAGATCGAGGTGGAGGAGCTGGTGTAGAGGCGGGTGGGACACCCGCCCCACGAGGAGAGGTAGAAAAGGCAGAGGAAGGCAAAGGAAGAACATGACCGGACCGTATCAACAGCAATCTCTCGGCGCGGCCCTCTCGACCGTCGTCGCCACCGACGACACGCAGGACGAGGCCATGCGCTCGCTCGAGCGCGGCAGCAGCGAGCCCACCATCAAGCCCGCCGGGCTCCTGTGGTGGTGCAGCAACGGGACGATCCTGGCGTCGGTGGGCGTGGGCGTGCCCGTCTCGGTGCAGACCGACGGCATGGCCCTCCTGCGCTGGAACGGATCGGGCTGGAAGTATGTCATGCCCGAGCAGCCGCTCTTGGACGCCGCGGGCAAGCAGAAGTGGCTGGGCACCATCGACGCCAATGGCCAGCAGCTCGACAACCTCCCCTTCCCCGCGACCGACGACGCGCCCTGGCGCAAGGGCGACGTCGTCCGAACGATCTACCCGTGCTCGCACTGGTACCAGACCAATCGCGACACGCTGGGTAACTCCAAGCCCATCATCGTGCAGCAGGAGGCCGATCAGGCCGGGACCTACACCGAGGTCGAGCGCGTGCCGCGGCGATTGCGCGTGCGCGTCACGGGCGAGTTTCGAAGCCAGAGCGGCAACACGCTCTGGGGCTCCTCCGGGGACCTCCAGGCCAACGGGCTGGAGTTCGAGGTGTATCGCTGGAACGCGCAGACGGCCGGGGGCGACGCCGGCACCGAGGGGAGCATCCTGGCCGCGACGATCACGCACGTCGGAAGCGGGCGCAAGGTGGACATCTACGTCGAGTGGAAGTACGCCGAGGGGCCGCCGGGCGAAGAGGGGCCGCTGGGCTTCTACCTGCGGTTCATCGGAGGCGGGAGCGGCTTCACGACGACGTGGCTCAACCTGAAAAAGATCGGCGCGTCGGGCACCGATGGCGTGATCCAGGCGCAGGCGTGGTATGGGGAGGGGACGTGATTCGCTCGGGCTCTCCGAGCCCGAAAGGCGGGTGGGACACCCGCCCCACATCAAGGCCGGGATGAAGGCAGGCTTTTCCAAACGCGACGACGATGCCCAGGACTTTTACAAACCCGCTCCACGTCGCACGCCGTGCCCTCTCTTCCGACGAAGGGTGGATGATCTTCGTGCGGATCAAGATTCCCACGGCGGCCAACCCCAACGACGAGATCCGGCTCGTGCACTGGAACCGGCACGTCGAGGCCTTCGGCGTGTGGTGGCAGCGCGTGGACGCAAACATCACGCTCCCCGAAGAGAACGTGAGCGGCGCCCTGGGCACCGCGACCATCACCGTGCCGAACGTGTCGCGGATCGTGACGGCGTACGTCGAAGCGGGGGAGCTGCTCGGCCGGACCATGGAGGTCTACCTGCAGCACGAGAGCGACCTCACGGACCTCGTCACCGAGAACGGGTGGCAGATGACGATCCTCAATGCCGAAGGCGGCGAGCTCGACGCCACGCTCGAAGCCGGACACCCCGCCGAGATCATGCAGATCCCGCAGACCGTGTACACACGCGAGGAGTATCCGCAGCTCCTCCCCACCGCCGGAGTCACGTTATGAGCCTCAGCCCACACCAGCGCGAGAACCTCAACCGGCTCGTCGGGATCCCGTTCGTCAAGCACGGGACATGCCTTGAGCGCCACGGCGGGCTCGACTGCTACGGGATCGTGCGGGCCGCGGCGACCATCTTCGGCGTCACGCTTCCCGAGGACCCGGCGGCGTGCTTCGCGATGCGGCCGTGCCCCTTTGTGCAGGTGAGCAATCTCGGGCAGGATTGGCGTGAGGGAGATGTGATCGCGCTCGACCGCACGCCCCAGCACCTGGGCATCGTCGTCGAGGCGTCGGGAGGATTCGGGCGGGTGCTGCACACCGTGGCCGGCCAGCACCAGAAGAGCCAGCTCATGGACATCGCCGCGTTCACATCGCCTCGCATGGCCAAGGCGTGGAAGGTGTATCGAAAGAAGGAGGGGCCAACCGGATGACCGTGCCCGGCTTTGTCACCATTCACTTCTTCGACGATGTCTTCGCCCGCGGGGCCGGGATGCCGCCGCGCACCTTCGAGGCCTTCACGCACGGGGGCGGCGTGCCCGTCAGCGAGGTCGTGCCGCAGGTCCTCCCGCAGGTCGTGATGGAGCGGCTGGTCGTGCTCGTCAATGGCGTCCCCGTCGCCACGCCCACGATGAAGCGAGTGTACGTGGGCGACGTCGTCGACGTCGCGCCCCGGCCGGGCGAAGTCGTCTCGATCGTGCTCGCGATCATCGCCGTCGCCAGCGCCGTCGCCAGCGCCTACCTCGTCTCCAACGTGAAGGTGCCGGGCCTGCGCGATGGACGCAGCCCGCAGGAGCAGCGGTATGGCTTCAGCCGCTACAGCAACGACGCCTTCGCGGGCGACGTCAAGGGCGTGGTCTTCGGCTACGAGCCCGCGTACGGCGGCAAGGTCATCGCCCGCATCCCGGGAGAATCGCCCGACGGCAGCGGCAACGAGCGGATGAAGATCCTGATCGACCTGGGGCACGGCCCATACGCCGAGATCGGCGGACTCAACGCCGACACCGACCAGGCCGACGCGGCGAGCCTTCCCACGCTGCAGATCAACGAGCAGCCCGCCAGCAACTTCCCCGGCTGCACCGCCAGCGTGCGGATGGGCACCCTCAACCAGCGGCCCATCCGCGGCTTCGACGACATCGAGACGCTGCTCCCCGTGGGCGTCAACGGCTTTGCCCTGCGCAACACCAGCGGAGCGGACCGCACGAGCGGGACGGCCTCCGGCGAGGCGGTGACGCGCGTCACGAGCGCCAGCGTCAACGCCATCACCCTTCGCGTGATCTTTGAGACCGGGCTTTACTCCATTGCGGAGAACCAGGTGGAGCCCGCCACGGTGCGGTATCGATCACGCTGGCGCTCGGCCCCCGGCGGCGTGCCCACGGGGAGCTACTCGGCCTGGGCGACGTGGACCGTGCGGCAGGGGGACCAAAGCCCCTTCTGGAGCTCGCCGCGGATCGAGATCGGGGCGGGCGTGGGCGGGGCGCAGCGCGTGGAAGTGCAGCTCGAACGGATCACCAAGGAGCCGACGGACGCGACGACCGTCGACGCCATGACCTGGGACAGCGTCGTCGAGATCGTCGACGCCGAGCAGAACTACCCCAACAGCGCGCTCCTGGCCGTCGAGATCACCGCCGGGGAGAACATTTCCAGCGTGCCCCGAATCTCCGTGGGCGTCAAGGGGTACGCCGCGCACCGGATCTGGGACGGCGCCAGCGCCCCTTCGAGCCCAGTCTTTACGACCGGATGGAGCGAGAACCCCGCCGACATCTCCCTCACCGTCGCCACGAACACGAGGTTCGGTGCGGGGACGCAGTTCCAGGACAAGGACATCAACTTCCCCGCGCTGCTCGCGTGGCGAACCCACTGCGCCGAAACAATCTCCCGCCCAGCGGGTGGGACTCGGGCAAGGTACACCTGCAACGGCCAGATGGGGGAAAAGAAGAACGCCATCGACTGGCTCAACTCGATCGCGGCCGCCGGCAAGGCCCGCGTCATCCCCTTCGGCAATGCGCTCTCGTGGGTCGTTGAGAAGCCGCAGGCGCAGCCGGTGGAGATCTTCAATGACGGCACGATCGCCCGCGACGAGAAGGGCGTGGCGAAGTTCCGCTGGCGGCGGGAGTATGCCACCGCCGGGCTGCAGCGCAAGAACCAGATGATCGTGCAGTTCAAGAACAAGGCGACGGGAGGCCGCACCGAGACGATCACCTACCCGCGCGTGGGGGAGCTGTGGCTCGGAGGGCCTTCCGCGGAATCGCCCAACAGCGATCAGAAGAGCCTGGACTGGTGCAATGACCTCGACGAGGCGGCGGCCTTCGCCGTCGTCGAGATGAACAAGGCGCGGGCGCTCACGAGGACCGTTCGCTTCACGCCGACGACGCCCTTTCCCGCCATCCGGCCCGGCGAACGCTTTGACCTGGCCACGCGCCTCATGGGCTACGGCCACGCGAGCGGCCGCGTGCGAGCGGGGAGCACGACGACGGCCGTGGTGCTCGACCAGGCGGTGACGTTCGAGGAGGGGCGCGTCTATCGCCTCAAAGTTGTGCAGGCCGATGCGAGCGTGGAGGTCCGGACCATCACGAGCCCCACGGGCGACTATCCGCGCGGCACGGCGATCATGCTGGAGAGCGCCCTGACGCAGGCGCCCGTCGAGGACGCGGACTACGTCGTCGAGAACGCGGCGGAGAATCGGATCGCCAAGCCCTACACCCTCACGCGGCTGGCCAGCGCGGACACGAAAGAAAAGCTCTGGGAGATCGAGGGGATCGAGTACGACGCCAACGTGTACAGCACGACGCCGGGCGTCGTCGTGGTGCCCAGCTACTCCGGGCTCGTCACGCCGCAGACCCCGCCCGGGCCCGTGACGGGATTGCGGGCCTTTGAACGCATTGATCCGGCCACGAATCGGGCCCGCGCCGAACTTTCCTGGAACCAGCTCCCTGTTGACGCCGCGAACACGAGCATCTTCCGCATCTACCGAAGGCCCACGGGCACCACGACGTGGCAGCTCATTCCCACCGCGAACGTGGCGCGGCGGACGGCCGTCATCGACCTCACGAGCCTGGATCGCGGATACGACTTCTGCGTCGTGGCCGTCAGCGTTGGAGGGGCCTTCCTCTCGCCCAACGACCCGCGGCACCCGACGGCGACGCTCGTGCTCGGACTTTCCGACGATCCGCCCCCCGCGCCGACGACCGTGACCATCACCAACGTCGCGGGCAACGGCTACGACCTGAGCTGGACGGCCGTCGAGGGCGCGGTGGGGTATGTCGTGTACTCGGGGAGCTATCCCGCCAGCGGTCTCTATAGCGACATCGTCGACGCGTTCGTGGTGGCGCGCGTCGAAGCCAACTTCCTGCTCGGCCTGCGGTTGCCCGTCTTCACGCCCACGGATCACCCGATCTGCTTCTACGTGCGGAGCGTCGGTCGCAATGGCCGCATGAGCCTGGGCGTGCTCGCCGCGCCGCCGACGGCACCCACGGGGGGCGAGAGCCACGTGACGATCGACAACGCGAACGCGCCCGCCGGCATGGCGGTCAAGAGCACGCACGAGCTGAACCTGACCGGAACGGGGACGGCGACGAACCTCGCCACGGTCAGCGGCGCGATCACGCCCAGCAACGTGGCGCTCGATGGCGTGTGGGAATCCGCCGATCTCGACACGGGGGCGCTCTCCCTGACGCAGCTGGCGCTGCACCTGCGGACGAAGAACTTCGCGGAGGACCCCGACCTCATCGACGTGCCCTTCCTCGTGCCGTCGATCGAGGCGGACCAGTGGGGCGTGACGGGGCTGGGGCCGCCGCGCGTGGTGGGCATGCTCTTCCCGCCCTACCCGGACGACCGGCACCAGTTCGTGGTCGAGATCGCGATCAAGATCGGCGGGAGCTATGGACCGTGGACGCGGGTAACGCCCTTCGCGCTCTTCCAGGCGACGCTGCGGTACTTCAAGGTGCGGATCACGATGCGGCGGGGGGCGTACCCGTATCGGCCGGGGGTGGCGCGGCTGGATGTGGTGAGCTTCGCGTGAGCGAGCGAAAGAGCGACGGAGCGAGCGAGCGACGAAGCGACGGAGGGGCGGAAGAAGGCGGGTGGGAGACTCTTTCCGGGGGCACCCCACAAAGAACAAAGACACGAAAATGAGTCAGGCCCGCTTTCGACGTGCCTTGGGCTTGGGCTTGGCGAATCGGGCGGGCTTGGCGGCGGACTCGTAGGCTTCGATGATCTGCTCGGTGTAGGGCGTGCCGTCCTCGAATCGCTTCTGCACGGGCGGATTGACCTTGCGGAGGGTGGGCGGCGGGGCGCTGCGGGCGGGATCGTTCTGGGCCTGATCGCTGCGGGCCGGAACGGTTTGGGCCTGATCGTTGCTGACCTGATCGTTCTGAACCAGGCCGCGGAGGAGGTCGCGGACGCGATCGCGTCCGGCGTGCTCGATCGCGGCGTCGAGCAGCGCCTCGTCCTCCTGGAGCTTCTCGACGTCACGGCGGGCGGCGCGGAGCATCATGTCTCGGGATTCAAAAGACGCGCTCATGGGTTATGTGCTCCGGCGATTCGCTGCGCCATACGCACCACCCTGGCCCGCTCGATGTCGGCGTGCGGTCCGATCGCCTGTCCGTCTTCTGGGCAATCAATTCCAAGTGCGACACACGCCGCACGCATTTCCTTCCGGCCACGGGCACGCATGCACACATCCCACATCTGGGCATACTTCAGGAATCCCTCAATCACGTCGGCAGCCTGTGCAAACAGGGCGGCCTGATCGAGCAGCCCAAGGGACTTTGATTGACGCTCGTTGTCCCTAAGCCACTGCGTTACTTGCACCCGAGCAGCGCCATCGCCCACACGCTCCCACATACCATCTCTCCACACTCCAACAAACGGACACTTGCGGCAAAGTGCCAGTTTTCCGCTTGGAGAAACCTCCAAGTCGTGCTTGCACAGACGCACCTTCTTCTCTGACTCGCACGTTGTGCACAAACGCGAGTCGTCTTCCTCGTGGAACACCCCACATCCCTTGCAGTGACCGCTCATGACCTGTCTCCCGGCAATCCGGCGGCCGCGAACGCCCGCTCGGCTTCTTCCATCGAGTACCCATAAAAGTCCATGTCACACTGGGCGGCAAGGGCCTTTATGACTTCCATCGCCGCTGCATATCCAAGCCACCAAGCAGCATTCATCCCTTGCGCGTCGTGTTTTGACTCCTCGTACTTGTCCCGGCCGCAGCAGCAGATTCCGGTTGACGGATCGTGAGCGACAAAGAGGATGCGGTCGCCAGGCAAACCGACGTACTCAGAGGCGACAAACGGCGGCTTGGCAACGGCAAGTCGCTGGTTCAAATTCTCGACCTCATGGTTATCTGTCTCTGACATGTTCACTCCTGCTCCAAAATCGCGTCTTTTGACATAACCGGCGCAACGTCATTTACATCCCGCGCCCATCGGATTGTCGATCACTCGCATGAGTTCTGCAAGCCCGGCGGCCTGAACATAGCGGGCTCGCTGGTCGGGCGTCAACGCCCGGTTGGTTTCGAGGGCGTCGAGGATCGCCACGGCCGTAGATCGCTTGATGATGCACTCCGACGCCGCCTCGGCACGAGCCAGACGACTCGGGGAAAGCCTGGCAATCGAGGCCATCTGCTGCATCGTCATGCCTCGTAGCTCACGGAGGCTTTTGAGAAGGATTCCAAAGTGTTCGGTCGCTACGGCCATGGGTGATTCTGTGCCTCGAAGTCGAATGGGGCGGTCAAAGGCCAGTGAAAGCATTGGTTTACTATAAAAAACTGTGTTTTTCTGTACTTCGCACTAAAACGCACCGAAAAGCAAGTACACTCATGTTGCACGCTGGGTGTGCAAACACCAAGCGTGAGCCGGGCCGAGAACTCACGCCGCGCCTCCCGCGCGGTGGGGGTGAGGACGGCTGGAAGGTTTGAAGTTGCAGGGGGAATGGGTGATCGCGAGATCTCTTCCCCCGAGACTTGGGCGGCGGTTGGCGCAAGCGAACCGCCCGCCTTTCCAAGACGGCCCGAGCACGGAGGACGGATGGTCCTTCCCACGTGCGGGCGGAACTCAATCTCGGGGGATACGAGATGGAAAAGACAGCGAAGAAGCGAGCGAGCGACGGAGCGATCAAGGGCCGGAAGATGCAGATTCCGCCCATGCCGCATGGGAACACGGGGAAGACGCGGAAGAAGGCGGGTGGGACTTCACCTTCCGGGGGCGCCCCACAACGGAGCGCCAAGCTCCCGAAGATCGCCGTGGGGCCGCGGATGCCCGTGCTGGCCATTCCCGACGCCAAGGCCTCGCTGGACGCGATGAGGAATGGCGCGGCGGTGCATGGGGCGGGGATCGGGGAGCGGATCGTCGGGGAAGCGAATAGGACGGATACGGCCGATGGGTCGAATGTGACGAATGGGCCGAGCGCTGGCGATGATGGCCCGATCATGGCGCCGCTGCGGGCCGAGATGCTGCCGTGCGGGAAGCACTGGGTGGTGAAGAGTGCGGCCGGCCGCGTGCTCTCGACGCAGTGCACCAAGGCCCTGGCCGAGGCGATCGTCGAGGCCGTGAACGGAGCGGCGGAAGTGAAGGCAGCGCAAGCGAGGAAGGCGGATGGGATGCACTCTTCCGGGGGCGCACCACAAGAAGAGAAGCGCATGCCCGTGGCCGTGGAGGGCGTTCCGGCGCCGGTGGTGAAGGGGCGATACTTCTGCGACTGGATCCCGGTCTGGGGTGACATGGGTGGCCACTTCCGCATCGCCGATGCTGACGACAACATGATCGCCGGGTGCTACGTCGAGGCCAATGCACGCCTCGTGACGGCGGCGCTCAACGCGTACGTCGTCGCGCCCGTCTGCCCCAGCCTCGACGACGTGCACGCCGCGGAGCGCGAGCAGGCCGCGGCGCTCCAGGGCAAGAAGGTGGTGTGGGGATGAGCGCCGTCACCACGAACAAGAGCATTCGCCGGGTGATCCGCAAGGCGGATGAGGCGATCGTCGAGGCGGATTCGCACCTTCGCGCGTACGAGGGGCCGCAGCCCATCGATCGCGTCTTTTGGACGGTGAACACCTACGACGCCGTGGCCAAGGGGCCGGGCGTGAGGCTGTACATCGACCTCGATGCGTTCGACAAGATGGGGGACGTGCACCTCTCCTCCGAGCTCGCCGAGAAGATCGGGCAGCGGCTGATCGCGGCGGCGAAGGAAGTGCGGATCGCCCAGGCGAAGAAGGCGGGTGGGACACCCGCCCCACACCAAGCCACCGGAGGTGTGGCTTGAGCATCACCATCGATCCCGAGTACGCCTGGGCCGAGGGGCTCACGAGCGACCAGTGGTTTGACCACGACGAGCGCCTCGCGATGGCGAGCGAGCTGGGCATGCTGATGGCGGAGCCGCAGGTCCGCCAGGCCGCCACGAGCATCGCCCAGATGGAGGCGATCGTGGGGGGCGTCGGTGGCTCGATCAAGGCCTTGGCCGTCGTCGGCGTGCGGGAGTTTGGATCGTTTCGACGTGGCGAAGAGAAGCCGCTGGGTGGTCACCGCGTGGTGGCGGTGATCCCGCGGCCGCTCAACAAGAAGGGCACGCCCGTCGAGCTCTTCCACCCCGACGTGATCGCCGCCTTGGATGAGGCCGAGGCCCGGGACATCGAGCGGCGGAATCGGATGGCGGTGGCCGAGGCCGGGAAGGTCCACGGGCTGGAAGCCCGTGCCACTCCAAGGCAGGCGGGTGGGACACCCGCCCCACATCAAGGCAGCGGAATGGCGGGTGGGACACCCGCCCCACAAAAAAAAGAAACCAAGCCGAAGGCCGGATCGCTCTGGGAGCATGCGTCGGGAAAGGTCACTGTGGAGATCGAGGCATGATCGCCGCACGCAAGAAAACCACGCTCACCCCGGCGCAACTGGCCGCGCGGCGGCGGATCGGATTGGCCAGCCGCGGTGATCGTGGGCCGCGTGGGGGCGCGTATCGCGAAGGGAGTCGCTACATGGAGATGGGCACGGAGAGCAAGCTGCAGCAGGTGCGGCGCGTCGTCGGCGATCGCGTGGTCGAGTTCCTCGCCATCCGACGCGCCGAGGAAGACCCCTCCGGCACCTTCGGCGGAGGTTGGGTCACCATGCACGATCTGCGGCGGGCGTGCTTCAACGACAAGCCCGACCAGGGGAGCGGGCTGCTCGTCGTGGTGCAGGGGCTAGAGGCGACGGGCAAGGTCGAGACCAGGGGCGGAGGGAAAGACGAGTTTCGGAGCACCTTCATGGTGCGGATCAAGAGGTAGGACGGCCTCGTGGGCCGGGCATGTGCCACACCAGTGTGGCGGAAAGGATGGTCGGGATGGTTGGAGTGCGAAGAGCGTCGATGTTGATGCTGGCGGCGTGCTCGCTCGGGCTCGCGCTCGCGACGGGAGACCCGTCTTTGGGCCGAGCCATGGCGGGGCGTGAGGCGACCGCAGCGGTGGCGTCGATCGAAACGAACCTGTACGACACGGGCGGTCCCACGCCGACGCCTGGGCCAGGTGGTGGTGGGTCCGGGCCTGGGCCCAACCTGGGCGGGCCGTGCGGGGACCCCTGGATCGCGCCCCCGCAGGACGTGCTTCCGCACAGTGAGCAGGGACGGCGCGCCGCCGACGGGCTTGCGGAGCATGGACCGGGTTGAACGAAGGAAAGGCGGGTGGGATGTTTCCTTCCGGGGGCGCCCCACAAGAAACCCGGATCAGGGCCGCGCGTTCAAGGGACGCGGGCGGGCACGGCGCCCGAGAGGGCGCGTTCGAACAGGGCGGCGGTCGTTCCACTCCTTGCGATCGCCGCATTCTCATCTCTCTCCTTTGGGCCCGGCGGTTGGAACCCCTGCCGGGCCTTTTTCGGGCGAAGGCCCGAGCGGAAAAAGTCGTCCGTCGCGGCCCGCAGTTGAACCGGCGGGACACCACCGCGGGAGGTCAGGTCCGCCGGTGGCCAACCCGTAGAGGGCGACACCCGGCTTTGTTCCCGACGCGGAGACGCGCCGGGGGCGGATTGATGTGCATCTCGTGCGGACAACTCAAGGCACACGGAATCGTGGTACACGGGAAACGCCGGAGGCGGCCAATGGAGGGCGGGATGGCGGAATGCAGCAATGGGACCGATCGGGCAAATAGGACCAATGCCGGGACCACGGGGCCGCGCTTTATCAACTGCGTGCAGCCAGATGTGCGGGACCTGGAGGGGCGCGTGGTCGAACGGCAACGCGTGCTCGGGACGCCCGCGATCTGCCTGGGCGGGTTTGACCTCATCCGTCGCATGGCCAATGGCCGCAACGAGTACAGCCCCGTCGCCCTCGCGGAGAACCTTGAACGTTACAAGGACTTCCCGGGCATCCTCGAGGTCGACGCCGAGCACGATGCCGCCCAGCCCGATCTCTGGCAGACGTCGATCTCGCACCCGCGCACCAGCATGCCCGTGCTGCTGGCGACGATGGAGCGGGTCGTCGACCTCTCGGTCGTCTACAACGCCTTCCGGCCCGGGCCGGTGCCCTTCTGGTACCTCATCGGATCGTCGAACTGGTTCAAGAACCTCAACAACGCGCGGATGCGGGAGCTGCACCTCGCCGATCAGCGCTTCTTCCAATCCATCCACCTCGACGCGGAGTGCGACGCGATCAACCTCGATATCTACCGCACCGGCGCGGCGTGGGAGGACGCCTGGTGGCCGCAGGTGGTGATGCACATGGTGTCGGTGAACCGGGCGATCTGGCCCGGCAAGCCCATCCGCCTCTCGCTCGCGGCGAAGACCGTCGGCGAGGGGGATCTGCACCGGATGCTCGCGCCCTGGACGTTCAAGGCCGATCTCGACCTCGCCCGCAAGGCCCTCGCCCAGGCGGAGTCCCACGAAAACGACGCGATCGAATGGTGGGAGCCCAACACGCCGGGGCAGCGATTCCCCTTTGACTACGGCTGGGCCCACGTGGAGGTGTGGAACACGTATGTGCGGGAGCACGGTGCGTCAGAGACGCCGCCGCTGTCAACGCCGATCGGGCAGGGAGGAGTCACGTGAGCAAGGAAGTGATCGCCAATCTCACGATGTTCTTCTGCATCTTGAATCTGCTTTTGGGGCTGGCGCACCTTGCGATCAGCGTCTGGCGGGATCGCCACGAATAGACCTCTTTCTCCTCGACCGCGAGGCCGAGCGGAAACGCTGGGCCTCGCGATTTGCGACGGCGATAGTGCCGGAGCGCTTTGAAAGGACTCATATATGTGGAGCGTTGCGTTGGGCGTGCGGGCCAAGTTCAAGGGCACGAACATCACCGGGACCGTGAATCGCCAGATCATCGAGCTTGATGGGCAGCAGCAATGGGGTTTTCGATACATCGACGGCGACGGCGTGATCCAGGACAAGTGGGTCGTAGCAGCGGAGCTTGAGCCGGCGGAGTGATCGGAATTCTGGATGGCCGCCCGGTCGCAAGACCGTTGGAGCCAACGGCGGAGCCTGGCGGCAGGGCAACCGTCGGTCATCGGGACGGCACTTCGCGCCACACCAGGCGAGCATCCCGAAGGTGATCTTCCGACGTGAGAAACCGCGTCGGAGAGATTTACAGCCGGCAATGGGGCCGGTTGAGTTTGCGAAAGGAATTTACTTTGTTCAACACGGATCAGAGCGTCGAAGCGTTGAAGACGGCACATTCGCACCGAGCACCCGACGAGCGGGCACAGGCCGTGCTTCGCGAGATTCGACAGAAGACCCTCGACCTGGCGGTCGCGCTGGATGGCCTGCTGCCGCCAAGCCGAGAGCGATCGGTGGCCCAGACCAAGCTCGACGAGGTTCGCATGTGGGCGTGCAGCGCGGCGGTCGCGGGCGGGGTGATCCGCGAGGAACTCACGGTGAATCGACCCTTGCCCCCCGCGGCGACGACGTGATACCCCCTGTTTCCCGCCGTAGTAGCGAAGGTGATGCCCGCCCGGTGACTCCGAGGAAAGCCGGGCTGAGCTGCGGAGCTGAACACCCCAAGGGCCAAGTCGGAGTGTGAGGCGGCGGGCACGCTCGGTTGGTTCAAAGGCCGGGCGTGATGATGTGATCGGAGTGGAAGGCGGCGGCGTGAACGTTGACACGCAGCTAGGACTGTAAAGCGGCCCAAGGGACAGCTACGCCACGCAAGTGGAAAGAACCCGGTACCCGGCCTCGCAGGTTGAACTCCTGCCCGTCCAAGCTCCTCGCGATCCTCGATCGAAAGGTCGGGGATCGCGATTATGGAAACGGCAACACTCAAGAGTGTGGTGCGGATGAAGACGCGGATCGCGGCGTACGACGCCGGCTTCTTCGACGATCGGATGGGCAGGCTCGCCAACAACGAGATGCCCTCTGCGATGATGCTGGTGGGTTCGACCGGCGTCGGCAGGAGCACCTTGGCGGAGAAGATCAGGTCGAACGCCCTGCACGGCGTTCGATGTTCGGCAAGCGATCTCATCAGTCGATTCAAGCTGCGTCGCGTCGTCCAGGCCGATTGCGTGGTCTTGGAAGATCCCGAGGTCCAGGGGGTTCGCGATAGAGAGACGATGGCGCAGGTGGTCAAGGGTCTGCTTTCTGGGGATGAGCTCCAGATCGATGTTCCGTACACGAATCCCATGACCAGAAGGTTCCACGGCCTTCTGGTGTTCGTGGGCAACGAGGTGCCGCAGTGGATGACGCCGGACCTGCAGCGACGAATCCCGGTCGTTCGCGTTTTGGGGCATTGGGAATGAGGATCGGTCGATTCTCAACTCGGTACGAGGCCGCGGTGCGTCGGCATGCCCGGCGCGTCGAGCACCAGCTCGTGGCGATCGCGATCTATCGCCGCCTCTACACCGCCGCCGACGTCGCGGCGATCGCCCTCCGCCGGCAGCGGCAGCGCGATCGGCTGATGAACGTGCGTCGGAAGTGGTGGGCCTTGCCCTGGTGGCGGAGGGTGCTGGCGTAATGGGACGGCATAAGAACATCGAACGTGGAAGGCAGCTCGCCGAGCTCTACCGCTCCGGCCTCTCGACGAACGAGATCGGCGAGCGGCTGGGCGTGTTGGGGACGTCGGTGTGGCAGATGCTCAAGCGGCACGGCTTCCCGCGACGCCCGCGACCGACGGCTGCGGCGATCGTGATCTACAAGGGCGATCGCTACGCGCCCGACAAGGACGGCGGGCTGCGGGCGACGAACACGACGGTGCGGAAGGACCCGGCGCGGTTCTACCTCTTCCGGCGCGTGTGGATTGAGCACCACGGGCCGATTCCGGAGGGACACACGATATTGCCACGCAACGGCGACAAGACCGACTACCGCATTGAGAACCTCGAATGTGTGTGGAAGGGCGAGGCGGTTCGCCGGCTGGGCCACAAGGGCAACGGGCACACCAAGGGCTACACGCTGGCCACCTACCCGGAGAAGTGCTGCCTGGCCTGCGGGGCAAAGATGACGCCGCACGAGCGGCCCGGGAGGAACAAGGAAACGTGCGCGGCGTTCATCCTGCGCAAGACCTGCGGCCAGGCCTGCGCCCGGGCCTACCTCAAGGGCAAGCCGATGGGATCGACGGTGCGCGAACGCACGACCTGGAAGGACTTCGCGACGAAGGCGCCGCCTCGGGAGAACAAGCGGCTGGCGACCGCGGTGGTCGTGAAGCGCAAGAGCCACCAGAACCCCCCCGACCATCTTGGACTTGTGTTCCAGGCCGCGGCGAAGCTCGCGCGCACGCTCGACTGCGACACCAATGAGCTGATCGGCGACGCCTACCTCTCGATGGTGGAGGCCGCCCGGACCTTCCAGCCGAAGAAGGGATTCCGATTCTCGACCCACGCGACGACGGCGCTCAAGTTTCGGCTGTATAAGGCGGCGATGGAGGACCGGGGCCGCAAGCGGGACAACTCCGCGAAGGCCCGCGCGGAGGGTCGGCCCTTCCGCGATCCGCTGGGGCTCTCCTTCCAATCCGACAACATCGCCCAGGGCTTTGTGCATGGCGCGCTCAACGGCACGTACGACCAGGACGCGGGCGAGCGGGAAGAACGCACGCTCGCCGGGGAACGGGCCCACGCCCTGGGACGCAAGGCTCGCCGATTGTCGGCGCAGGTGGAAGAGGTGCTGCAGCTCGTGGGCCGCGGGCTCAACCAGACGCAGGTCGCGAACGCGATGGGGATCAGCCGCCAGCGGGTGAGCCAGATCGTCGAGGAGATTCGGGAGAGCCGGGCGTGCCGCAAGGTGCTGGCGGGAGAGGAGAGTGCGGCGTGAACTGCTATGACGTGATCTACAAGCTCGATCCTGTGGCCGAGGTGGAACCCGGATGGTGGCGGCTTCGATGGAGGCCGATCTGGCGGCACACATTCTCGGCGTATAGGTGCCAGTGGCTCAAACTGATCGGCGTCGAGTGGTGGAGGAGCGATGCCCGCAACGGATGGAACCGCTCGTACAAGCACTTTGGCATCCGGATCGGCGTTGGATTCCTCGTCTTTGAGGGATGGGTGAAATGGAACTTCGTTGTCCACCAGGACGGGCCTTCCGACGTCTCGATTCGACGCCCATTGGAACTGCCGAAGCGAGAGGAGCGTGCGGAGTGAAAAAGCCCCAACGCGTCCAACTCCGGCGGGCCAAGGGATGGCGCATGCCGCCCAACACCGTCAAGGTCGATCGCTCGACGCCCCTGGGCAATCCCTTCAAGGTGGGAGAGGACGGCACCGCCGCGCGGTGCGTCGAGTTGTACACGATCATGCTCGGTGGGCTGCGCGTCCTCACCACCAAGGCCACGCCGAAGGACCAGGACGCCGCCGTCGCGGCGGTGAGAAAGCGACTGCCACACTTGCGTGGGAAGAACCTGGCGTGTTGGTGCAGGATCGGCCAGCCCTGCCATGCCGACGTGCTGTTGGGGCTGGCGAACGGGAAGGAGCGTGCACCGTGAGCACCAAGCATGAGAACTCGCGCGAGGCCCTGGCGATCGCCGTTGACGCGATCGCGGCGAAGATTCCGACCAGCGACATGGTGCAGTTCCGCGGCGACTACTCCATCGACGTGCCGATCAGCATGGACGACGCACTCAAGATTGTGGACGCTTATAGCCGGCTCGTGGGGCTGGGCTCGCGCGTGGGCCTGGCGAAGGCATGGGCGCATGAGCATGGCGGCCGCGAGCTGGACGAGGTGATCGCGGCGGCGCGGCATGAGGCCAAGGTGGTGGGCTTGCGGCGGACGTCGAGGAGGGCGAAGGCATGAAGATCTACGTGGCGTCATCGTGGCGCAATTCACACCAGCCATACGTTGTCGAAGCCCTTCGCGAGATGGGATGCGAGGTCTACGACTTCCGCAACCCACCCCATGGCCGCGGCGGATTCGCCTGGTCGCAGATCGATCCTGCGTGGCAGTCGTGGACTCCCGCCCAGTGGCGAGATGCCCTGAGACATCCGTTGGCCGTCGAGGGCTTCAACTCCGACAAGGCTGGCATGGATTGGGCCGATGCATGCGTGCTGGTCCTTCCGTGCGGTCGATCGGCGCACCTTGAGGCGGGCTGGTTCGCCGGCAAGGGCAAGCCGGTCGCGTTTCTCGCCCTCGAACCAAGCGAGCCGGACTTGATGGTGGGGTTAGGCAATGGGGTGCTGACGTCGTTTGTCGAGCTCGGGGACTGGATCGCGGAGCAATCTCAATGAAGTGCATCTCTCTCTGGCAGCCGTGGGCCACGCTGTGGCTCCTGGGCGTGAAGTGCTACGAGACCCGGTCGTGGCACCACAAGCACACCGGGCCGCTGCTCGTGCACGCGGCCACCAAGTGGGGCAAGGAACAGCGGCAGCTCTGCGAGCGCGAGCCCTTCCGGTCGGCGCTCCTGGCGGCCGGCTTGGACCCGGCGCATGGCTTTCGCGATTCGCTCCCGCGCGGGTGCGTCGTCGGCGTTGTCGATCTCACCGGATGGCGGGCGGTCGAGGACCTGCTCGGCATCCTGCCCGGGGGGAAGAAAGACCCGATGCTCACCGAGCGCGAGCTGGCCTTCGGCGACTTCTCGCGCGGACGCTACGCCTGGATGGCGGGCCCGCGCACGCTCTTCCGCACGCCCGTGCCCTACCCCGGGCGGCAGCTCCTCTTCGACGTGCCGGATGGGCTGGTGCCGGAGATAGTCAGGAGCAAAGACAGGTGAGCTGGGAGATGCTCCAACCGCCGCTGGCCGGCGAGGCCACGCACTGGGCGGAACGGCCCCGCCTCTCGGATCGGCTGTACGCCGCCGTGACGCCCGTCGTGCTGCTTCGGCGCGAGGCGGACGGCACGGCCTGGGTGATCGATCATCAGGAGCCCGAGGCCGCGTGGCGGACGCGATGGTTTCACGCGGGGCTCGCGACGCTGGTTTACAACATGCGGGAAGCGGGGTTGGACGTGTGAAGCCCGTGGCTTGCCCGCAGTGCGGAACGGTGAGCGTGGCTCGCGTCGGGCGGCCGTACATCACGCCGCGGTTCCGCCGGGTGTTCCACTCCTACATCTGCATGAGGTGCCCCGCCGCTACGATCGTCGGCATCG